CCATCGATCTGCTGAACATATCCCCATGGTCCTGGACGCTTAGAAGAATACCAACCATCTGATTTGCGAATCAGAACCCACTCGTTTCCATATAATTCAAGAAAACGATGACCATAAAGAGATTTGGGTTGGAGCAGCACTCAGTAGAACAATCCGTATGCGATACACCAGACTTCAAGTAGAATCTTATATGCCACATATGCGGCAACATAAGCAAGTCCAGCAGCGATTGTAATTTTAATTATATCCATAGAAGTCTCGGTTCATCTATCGTCACATCGTGCGCACAATGTCCTAGATTCCTCTTTTACAAAAACAGCCATCGCTGTGCGACAAACCTTACACCGAAAGGTAGGGCGGCTGGTTGGTTATTTATACAATTACCCAATTGACACAGACTTAACACTGGCGACTCGGAAAGATCGCCAGCCATTTGAATCAACATCCCAAACAGAGACGTTATTGCTGGTACTACTACCCTCAACAACCAATTCTCCGTTTTGCGTTGGAGCATTTGGAATATGAGTTGGTTGCAGTGTACATTTCATAACTCTCTCTTCGCCATTCACTTTAGTAAAAGTCACATTCACAATATTGTGACGAAGCATATCAATTAAACCATCACGAGTAAACATTGTCATATCATACCTGCGCTAAAATTGAGTTTAGATTTTTCTTGGGCAATTCAAAGTTCTTGAATGTCACTTTGATCAAGTCTTTGATTGTTTTCTTGGGAACACAACCATCCTTGACCATAAGACCATTATACCCTGCTTTAGCGTGATTGTCAATAAATCTGCGCACATCACCAATATGTGCTTGCATAAACTCGACAGTGCTCAAATCTGTTGGTTTAAACGTAAGAACGTGATATTTGTAAGAACCAATCTCTTCGTTCTTTGGTGTGAGGATCTCACTGAATTTGTATACAGTGGTTTCACATTCAATTTCTTTTCCGTTTGAAGAAATTGTTAATCCCCAAAGTGCGCCATCAACCTCGTCTATTTCTTGTTCGGTCATTATACGCTCCTGAAGTAATCGATCGTTTTATCCAATCCCTCCGACAACGCAATAGTTGGTTCCCACTTTAACTTTTCTTTTGCTAATGTAATATCTGGCTTGCGTTGCTTTGGGTCATCTACAGTCGGTTCTTGATAAACCTTATACCCTTTATTTAATTTTTGTACAATTATAGTCGCAAGTTCATCAACAGTAAACTCTCCAGGATTGCCAAGATTAATTGGTCCAACTTCCTTCGAGTTTGCAAATTTTAAAATACCATCCACAAGATCATCAACATAACAAAATGATCTTGTTTGTGATCCGTCACCATGTATATTTAGAGGTGCATCAGCAAGAGCAGCGACGATAAAGTTAGAGACAACTCTTCCATCGTTCTTTGCCATTCGCGGTCCATAAGTATTGAATATGCGGAATACGCCAGTGTCGACATCGTGCTTTCTCCTGTAATCAAAAAATAGAGTCTCGGCTGCACGTTTTCCTTCATCATAGCATGCGCGGGGACCAATCGGATTCACATTGCCATGATATGTTTCTGGTTGTGGATGAATTTCTGGATCACCATAGACTTCTGATGTTGAAGCCTGAACAACGCGAGCCTTTGTTTTTCGCGTGATTTCAAGAACATGATATGATCCAAGTACGCACGTCATCATCGTGCCAATTGGATCTCGCTGATAGTGCACAGGAGAGGCAGGACATGCAAGATTAAAAATCATATCTAACGCACGAGTTGAAAAGTAATCACGGAATACTGAACTTGTAATATCTTGTTCATAAAAACGAATGTTTGGATGTTTGATAACACTCTCAAGATTCTTCATGGTTCCAGTGTAGAAGTTATCAACACAATAAACCTTATGACCTTGGCTCAATAATTTTTCTACCAAGTGACTACCAACAAAACCAGCCGCACCAGTCACTAGAATATTTTTCATGGTTTATCTCCTACTCATTCATTTCAATTTGTTTTTGAAAGTCTCTATATAACCATCCAGAAATAATATATTTTGAATGAGTATATACTGTAAGACCTCTATGTAAGTGAGTCATGCATGCAGGAAAAATGACTAGTCTACCTTTTTTGGGTTGTATTTTTCTTTTTTGATATAAAAATTCTGTTTCTGCTTCATTTTCTGGCATGTCATTTAAGTATACCATCCACACTAATTCTCTTCCATATGATGAAGATGTATTTGTCTCATAATGCCAAGAATGATACCCACCATATGGATTTATTTTTTTAACTTTAATCTGATTAAACGTCAACGGTAATGATTTTAAATGTCCAAAATCATTCAAGTAACTGTTAATACACCCACTCATAGCACCATAAATTTCTTTCTGGAATTCATTATCTTCTATAAAACACGAAAGATAATCTTTGATTGTACTTTTAGAATATTGTTTTTCATCAACAATAGATTCTGGAAAATTTTTATATGTGATCTCAAACCAATTTATAATACGATCACATAAAGAATCATTTAGCGCACTATCCCATACTCTAATAAAATCTTCCATAATTTAGACGACTTCTTTTTTATAAGTTTGTTCACACATGTATCGAGCAATATACCAAGCATCAACAACGTCAGTGGTCGGAGATCCTAATTTAGTCGTTGGACTAATAATGTTATGCAGATCTACTCCAGTCTCTGCAACAAAGGCATCATACATCTTTTCTTTTGTTGCGTTACCTTTTCCAGTAGCATACTTCTTAACTACAGTTGGTGGAACAGTAAAGAACTTGTATCCATTTTTGTAGAGCATGTACTTTAGTATACCGCAGTTCTCGGCTAAATTAAAAACTTTTCCCTTAGACCCAAAAGAATAGTCTTCAATCAATACAGTCACATCTTCTTTCTTAAAATCAGCAAGAATTGTTAGAACCCATGAAGCAATATTCTCATATCGCTCTTGGTCTGTCAAATATTCATCATGTCCTTCACCGAGGATATTGTGAAACTTTCCTTGTACGGGTTTTCTATCATTCAAGTAATAGAAAAATGAATTGGAGAATGTCTTATCGCGTGAGACACAAACGCAAGGAGAAGTTAGACTATAATCAATTCCAACGACGATCATCTTCATCATCTTCACGATTGATTAGATCTTCTTCGTCGTCAAGATAATCTTTATCATCATCATCGTTGAAATTTAATTCTTCACTGTCACTATCATAAAAATCGCCGCAGAATGGGCAATGACTTGGTGCGTAACTGACTTCTTCGTCTTCGAAGGACAATGCAAACATTGATCCGCAATTGTCACATGTTAGTTTTAAATCTGGCATATTAACCCCTTGTTACTGCTGTAATTTTTTCAATTTGTTTTTTGATTACAGATTCTCGATTTGGCCAATTAATGATTGGCTTCTCAGGATTCTTCATTAGATTATATAGCAATGGCAAAATTAATCCCTCAAGTTCTTTAAGTTTGGCTTTATGTTTTTCTTCTATAGCTGCAACAAGTGCAGATTGGATATTTTTTTCTTGAGAGTCTAGTAATGACTCGATTTTGGATTGAAGTTCGAGCAATTGATCGTTGTTTGTTGTTGGAGCAACAACTGGCTTAATTGCTTGTTCCTCTTCTTCAAAACTAAATCCAAAATCAAAATCGTTATCTGTTGCCATTTTATTTCCTCTCACCAAACCCAAGAAACGTAACTATATCTAGTTCCTTTTGTGACTGTATCAACTCGATGTGGATACATAAAATTACTTGGGAAAATCATGATCGATCCTGCTTTGAGTTCAATCTTTTCTGATTCCCAAAATACCAATTCACCGCCCTCATAATCATCGTTTAGTGCACCTAGAATAGAAAGAGTCGGAATGCCCTTTCTTTCTCCATCAAACATGCTGTGAATATGATCACAGTGCAATTTCATTTTAGTGCCAACTTCATATTTATTGAAACGAACACGCGAGTACCCATTCCAACCATTATTCCATTGATTACAAAAAGAAAAATCTTTCAACACATACTGTTCAATTGCCGACCAAATTTTACTGTGAACAGTCACACCGTTTTCACTATTACTATAAGAAATGAATAGATCGTCTTCGTAACTTATGAAAGATTGATTTTGCGCTTGATAAAAAGAATGTTTATCCCAAGAATTTGTTTCGAGTTCTTGGACTATTGTTTTACAGAAATCTAAATCTAGAAAATTGTCATAGATCTTAACATAATCTTTCAAATTCATTGGCATCATAATTTATTTTTTCTCTTTAACCTCATAATCATATCTATCGTCATCAGAGAGAACCCACTTGGCTGTATTCTCTACAGACCACATTTGTGTTCCAAGTTTCCGTTCAATAAGATTTTGTCCAGGCTTCGTGACAAATGATGGCTCAAATGCGCGGCAGCGATTGTTTGGTTGAATTGCAAAGTTGCCATCATCAAGTTTAATCACATGACCACATTTATGTTGTCCTGGAACTTCGCTGAATCCCAGATCCACAATGTTCTTATCTTCATGCGCCCAGTCGAGTGTGAACAAGTAAGTGCCTTCGTTCCATTTCTTGTTTCTATCAATATACTTCATGCGCTTATTGATCAAGAAATCGAACTGCGTAACTCCAATGTATGAACTGAAAGAATCCCACAGAACTAGATTATATAGCGACGCTTGCGGCGCAGGAGTCTTATGACAGAAAGCGTGTATCGGCATGCGGAACCAAAGCCCTTCGTCTTCCATGATAAAATGAAAAAGTGGGGCACGATGCGGTATCGACGCCACACCGAATATAAGGACTGGAAGATATGAGTCTTTCGCTTCATCGAACTCTGTTCTGTTCTGAAGAAAGTTAGTCCGCACATAACATTCTATGGGCGGTATGTTAGCGTTAATATATGCCATAGGTTTATATAGTCAAAATAAAAAAGGGGACCGATTTGGTCCCCTTTCTGTTAACTCAGTTTTAATTACTGAGCAACTGGTGCTTCAACAGCAACTTCAGCTGGTGCAGCTTCTACTGGTGCTTCAACAACAGGTTCTGCTGCTGGCTCGCTTGCTGATGGAGCAGCAACAGCGGCTTCTTCTGCAGCCTTATCAGCAGCAACTTCTGCTTCTGGTGCGTTACCACAAGCAACTAGACCAAGAGCAACTAGACCAACAAGAATTACATTCTTCATAACTTTCTCCTTAATATTAAATTTCACACACACCTGCAGAGCATGCAAGTTCTTTTGCTGAAGTTGTTGTATCCGTTTCTTCCATGAATTCCACCCAGTTGATATCAACGTTTTGGAGCGCAAGGAGTTCGTTATACTTGGCTTCATCAATTTCTTCGTAAGGTGC